ATTGATTGCTGATTATTTGAATGTTCATTCTCAACACCTAGAGCTTCAACTGGTAAGCCAAAAGCGGCGGCAATTTCTCTAGTCGTAAAGTCCACATTGTTTGCAATATCAACCACACTCTTATCAAAGGGCAAGGCTTGGTATTGCATGTTTTCATCTAAAATTGCTGTTCTTGATGACCTTTGCATTGATGCATCGAATTTATTTCTAATAGTATCTTTACTCTGAGAGCCTAAATCAGCTGTCTTAACTGTTAGCAGTCCTTTACCGATATCTCCATTCTTAAAGAACTTATCCATTAAGCCATTCTTGCTTTTCTGAATAGATATCTGATCATACAAAGCTACTATTGGTGAAGTTCCTGTAACGCCATCATTAGTAAACACTTTAAAATGCAGTATCTGATCACTCGTTAATCTTCTTTTACCATCAATCACATAAGTTAAAATTCCTGTATCTTCATCTCTTAATACTTCAACAAGGTTATTATCTAGGTACTTTAAGGCAGTTACCTGATTACTATTATTCTTTTCAATCTCGGCATATGAATTGCCATACAGTAAAGCATTGCCCATCAAGCTAAACCAAAAGCTCCATGCATTCATATTATTGTTAGGCTTATTATTCAGTAATGTTACCAACCTTTTACCTTGATTGGATTCATCATTATAAATAATTTCATTGCTGGCTATATCGCCGGCTATTTTTCTGATTGCTGAAAATACATCTGAGTTCTTTAAAGCACCACTACCTACAAACATACCGGTATCAATACCACTCATTGAAACCATTGCTTCGAAGTACGGTTCTGAATTGTCTTCTCTAGGTTTACTGGTATTAAATAAATTATCCCAAAATCCCATTTATTCACTTCCTTTCTTTTTAAATTTAATGTTGCCCTTATCGCTCTACAACAAGATCAACCGTGCTTTTAAAAACTAAAATTCTTATAGTATTCATCATCATAGATAACATGGCTCTTATCAAAGTAGTCTCGTGCCTGTGTGTAGGCATTCATAAGGGCTGCTAAAGGGTCTATCTTATGATTGCGTTGAAACTTATCTAACATTGGATTACCTGCACGGTCATAAATCAGAATTGCATTATTAATCGCATAAGCTAGCAGTTTATTATCTGTATGCTTGATATTGCCATTAAATATTTCTTCTCTGAGCCTTGTTGTCGGTATTCCTAGCATTTTCCTATTTTGTGAGATTTCAATTAACTTCCAACCTATCTTTTCGAACTTGTCAGTAAAGAAATCCCAACGCCATGGGTCATAACAAACACCTAAAACTTTTAAATTATGGTCTTTAACAAACTTAACCATAAATTCATAAACATCTTGATAATCAACCACACCACTCTTTAACGTTGTTATTGAGCATTCTCCATCTTTTTCACCTTGACGATAGTTGAACCTATCTCTACGTATCTTTTCATCAAGTCCTTCTTTAGTGCCAACCCATGAATGAGAATCAACGTATAAATAGTTATCTATGGGAATAATCCAACTNACCGAAGTTAAATCGCCNGACTTNGATAAATCAACGCCAAAATATATTTTCTGACCGTCTATCTTAGGTGGCTTAATTGTTTGAGCTTCCCAATCTTTAGCTGGTAAGTATGAATTGCTTCGACTAGAAAACCACATATTTCCATTCTTAATATATAAGGGAAGCATGTTGTCTTGCTGATTAGCTAACTTAATCTGGTTTAATAGTTTAGTTTGCATAACCTCACGCCTATCCTTGTTTGAAAACAAAGGGTTAGACTTCTCTAAGATATCTGGATTATCTAGCGACTTAATTAATTCATTCTTATAATCTTGTTCAAAGATAGCGATAAATAGATCATCAGCTTCTGCCTGACCTTTTAAAACCCTAGTATTAAAGCAATAGTCCTTATACATCGGACTAGTTAAATCATTACCAGAGGTTGAGATTACACATAAGAGCGCATTATCTGAGTTAATCTGACCTGACTTAATGACGTCTTTCATTGCCCCATTGGGCTGCAGAGCCCATTCATCAAAAATACTTAGGTCTGCACGATATCCGTCGAGTGTTTGAATGTTTGCTGCCATTGCTGTTGCATGAGAATTGCTTTCTAGGTCAAAGACATCAGCATTATTTAACTTCAATCTTTTTCTAATTGCTGGCGACTCTTTAGCTAGGTGTCTGAGTCCATTTCTAAACATATCAAAAGAAATTTTTGACTGCTTAAATGAGTTAGCTAAAAATAATATCTCTCGACTCTCGGCTGGTTTGTCTTCAATCAATAAATATAAGCTCGCTATGGTTGAAAGTAAGAACGACTTACCGTTCTTTCTGGCAAAACTAATAAAAGCTTCTGAATATCTTCGTGTCTCATCGGACTTCTTACGCCAACCAAACAATTCTGAAATTAACCATTTTTGAAATAACTCTAATTTAAGACTCTCGCCACTTGTGGTCGGTAGTATCTCAATAAAGTTGATTGCCTTTTGTGCCTGCTCTTCATTGAAGTAATAAGGGAAATCATCACTCTTAGCTCTCTTTAAATCTGACTTGTCACGCTTGATTGCTAGTTTTATTTTTTTACAAGCAACTATTTTCTTATCCTGAATTGCTTGAGCATATTCATTAAGATAATTAGCCACCGATTACCTCCATGAAGGGATCGCTTTTATTTTCACTCTCATGATTTTTAGCATTATTCATTTCTTGTTTAGCTCTAGCATTAGGTGTGATACCTAACTGGCTTGCAAGCTTAGTTAAGAGTGCTGTTTGCTGGTTAAATATTCTGGTGTAAGGGTTAGTAGTATTTTTTTCAATAACTAAACCATCTTCTTTGATATGTTCAGTGGCATCAATTACATTGGCATAGGTTTGAGAATAAGTAGCTAGTAAGCCACGATCTATTTGTTTTAAGTTGTCCTTTTTACTTGCGCTAATTGTCTCTATATAGACCTTTTTAGCCACTTCTGAGAGGTATTTAGGTGGTTTTTCATCAATACCCTTATATTTTTTTAACTCTGCTCTTGCGACACCCTGTTGATGCTTGACCTCATTGGTGTAAGCACCTTTTAAATTCTCTTTTAATATTGTCATTTAATATCCTTTTATTTTTTACATATTTTAGTGAGTAATTACTCACTTTTATATTATTTTTTAAAACTTTTTATTTAGCGAACTTCTGGTTCGGCTNCCCTGTAAGGCTTTAGAGCCCCCCTNTTACTTATAATTACTCTCTGAGACTGTTTTGAAGTGATACTTCTCTTCGTCCTCAAACGTCTTTATATTGTGACATGAGCGACATAAGGATTGGTAATTATCATTATCCCAACGCTTTTCCCAACCTACGTCCGTTCTAATTGGAATAATATGGTCAACTACTTGAGCTAAAACATATAAGCCTTGAGCCTTACAGCTAACACATAATGGATTAGCTAACCTGTATGAACGTGAGGTCTTAGTCCATCTTTTTGAGTTATAGAACTTATGATACTTGCCATAGATAGCTTTGCGATATTGATACGTCCATGATTGCTTCTTAGGTCTGCTCTTAAAATGTTTAACGCAATACCTTTCACTCTTAGGTATCAGTTCACGACAGCCTGCATGATTGCATTGATGTAATATCATCTGGAGTGACCTATATGTTTAGTTAGGGTCAAGATATCAAAGGCATTAACTGAGTCATCATAGTTAGCATTACTAATCTGATATACAGTATCATCAATCTTAAGTACCTGATCTATTGGTAAGTGTGGGATATTCCTAACCACAATCATTCTATTAAGAACCTGCTGGCTACCTGCTGCTGCAATCTGTTGGCTTATTGTTAAGCTGTAATCACCAAACCATATCTCTCTGTCAGGTATGAAGGTCTCTCTAGTTACACCGTTCTGGTCCATCTTGTGAGTTAGTGTGCCAATGCTTGCTTTATATTTCATTCTGCTGATGTTGTATTGTTTCAATAATATTGTTGCCTTTCTATTTGTATTTAAGAGTTGCTAAGAGTTATTTATTTTTAACTCTTAAGCTGTAGCCCTTTATGTATCAATGGTTTACATATCTTCGTAAGAGTTTAAGAGTTATTTTCTATACTCTCTTCTCTCTATAAGGGGACACCTATATATACGTTTTTATATTTATAATCACTATGTCTTTTCTCTATACAATCTGAGGTTCATTTATAACTCTTAAACTCTTAAAATTAACTATAAATGCTTCAATACCAGCGATAGTGGTGTAAGAGTTATCTAAGAGCTACCTAAGAGTTGTAGAGTTATTTGTTTTCATCGTCTGGATTAAACTTTATTTTTGCAGTGAATGGTGACTTATCGAACCTTCTTTGCGCTTCATTTTTATAATCAGTTGCTTCATCTTGAACTCCTGCAATGCTCTTAAGAGTTATTCCTTCAAAGACTATTGATCCCGGTTTTTTATTTCCATATTCATCAATCCAGACCATTTGCTTGCTACTCTTTAAAATACCCATACTCTCTAATTTATCTGTCAATTTAGCTCTACCATAAGAAACACGACTACCGCATTCCTTGATATAGTTATTTAGTTCAGCCAATAATTTATTAACGCCAATCTTATATTTAGAGCCTTTGACACATTCCTCATCAATAAAGTTAGATAAGAAATCATTAGTTTGAGACCACTCTAGATAGTTATTCATCATCTGTGGTGACCTTGTTAGCCTAATTGCTGAATTGAAGTAATCCAAATGAATTGGCTTACGTTTCAATACTTTTCTAGCATGATACATAGCTAAGATAATTAATTCAGGTATCTCTTTTTCTAATGTTTCAAGAGGATATTTATTACTGAAATCATCAATCTTATGCCATGAAAAGATATCTGCACGTCTAGCAACTGCTTCATCATAGGTTTCAAAGCGTGGTAAGTGGTTCATATTAAACCAAAGCGTTGCCTTGTTAGTGAATCCAGCTGTACCCTTGTATTTCTGTGAAAAGTTACGTCTATCATTACCTGTTAAGCCTTTAATAACATTAATAACTGAATCAGGTACATAAGTAGTGGTAACTTCACTTGTTAAATTAATATCCTTATTTCTTAACTCAGATGCATCAAAGCTATCTGTACTACACATTTGGTCTAAATCAAGTGACATCACATTATTGTTTTGAAATATCTTAGCTAAGAAGCTGAATAGAAATGATTTACCATGACCACCCTCGGACTTAATAAAGGTAAAGAAATTATCTTCATAGGTGTGTAAGAAACTTAGCCCTAGACGTTCTAGAAATGCAGTAACTGTAAATTTATCACCTAGAGAATCTAATAACCAAGCTTGAATATTAACCGCTAAAGAAGTGGCTATCGTGTCTGCTGCTTCATCATTTGGTCTTAAAAACTCTAGATAATTTCTATCTAATTCATAGTTCAAGCCTGAAACAAAATAATTATCTGAAGCAAAACCTTTTACCTTCCAATTTAAAACATCAAAGTTACAATCTTTTAAATGAACCAAGCATTTAGGTGGCTCGTCAAAAGTTGTAGCTGGATCAATCTCCAGTATTTTAGAAGTTAAAAGCGTTACAGTGTCTCTGACAGCTTTAGCATCATGCAAATCTTCTGCATATTGCTTAGTTGGAGCATCTGGAATAAATTGAGTCGGATCCTTGAAATATGAATCTACTAAATTAGCTAACTTATCTTTAGAAATCTCTTCCCATTGACCAGCATCATCTATGTATTCTGTATAGATTGCTGTGGTTGCTTTACTTTTTACTCTCTTGATATAAATATCTTGAGCTATCGTATCAGCAAGTTTATTAGCATCTAGTTTCCATGAAGTATCACTAAAATAAGTCCAAGTTGGTCTAAATGGATTAGTCGGATTCGGAGGAGATAAAGCAAGAGTGATAAGTCCTTCATCAGTAATGGAATCAGGATTTTCTAACGCCTGCTTTTGCATTTTTTCTTGTTTTTCAACTTTGGCAAGTGCTGCTTTTTTATCTGCTTCATTAGCTTCTAGCTTGTCATTCTTTATTTTTTCTAGGCTAGTTATTGAATTTTGATAATCATCTTCTGTAGACTTGCTCTGGTTTTTTACTACTTTTTTGGCATCAGCAATGTGTACCTTAATACTCGTAGGAAACTTAGTACCTAAGGGATAAAACACCTCAACTTCGTCTATTAATTTTAATAAATCATCTCTATAATTTCGTGCCATTTATAGCCCTTCATGTTATAATAAAGGTAGATTATATTTCCGATGGGCTGAATTTTGTTCAGCTTTTTTCTATGTGAAAATATATCTGCCAGAAGACTGTTATTGGAGTAACAGTCTTTTTTATTTGTCGTTTTTTTCATCGGTTAATCCATAAAGTATCCTAATTTTTTCTGCATACCTTTTTTGTTCCTCATTGAGCTTAAAAGCATAGTCATTTAATAAAGTTGTATTCATTCTTTTCATATCTTCAACAGTTTCTTTAACTGGCATTTTTTCAGGATTTTCAAGTGAATAGTTAATCGTACTGTTATAGTGAACTAGGCATTTAAATATCTCTTTTGAAGACATATCTCTTGTTGAAATTTTTTTATTCATTATTTAACCCTCACTATTCTTAAGCCGTTTTTTAACTGATTTACTTTATCTAAATTGAACTTCCTAACTTCAAGGACTGTGGCATTACTATCTGTTTGATTGTAAGTAATCCAATCAGTCATTAATTTAACAAATGGTTTATTCATTGTTTAATGCTCCTTGTACTCTATCCCAGCGATCAACCATCTGTGTAATCAAGTCAAGGTTGTGTTCACGAACATCTGCGGCTGTATCTTTAACCCATGGACCATCATCTATCCTGTGCTTAGAATCATCAGCTTCGTTATATTCAACTAAATCCTTCATCAATTTACCCAATACTGATTGGTCATCTGGATTTTCTAAATATTCATCTTCGTTTACTATTTCCATTGTTTTAGCTCTCCTTTTTTTTTAAGGTAATAAGGTCTTATAATCCACATCTAAATAATCAGCTACCTTTTTTAACGTTGATATTTTAGGTTGCAAATCATTCCATCTATAAATTGCATTCTTACCTACACCAGAATTTTCACCTATTTGTTGTATTTTTTTATCTTGCTGTTCGCCAATTAATTTAATATTTGAAACTATATCTTTTGGCATCTTCATCACCTCCCCTCTGTTATTTTTTATCATGTTATTGCGCTTTTTATCATTTATGATAAAATAAATGTATACTAATTAAGCAAAAAAAACTTCATTACCTCTTACTTCGCTTACCAGAGCTATTAAGAAAAATATTGATTCATTTTTTGCATATAAATATCTTTATAATTAGATTATCTACCATCCATGATAAAAAGTCAACAGCTTTATCACGAAAGATTATTTACTTATGAATATTTTACTCAGAGGCATTGATATGACAACAGTAGACAGAATTAAAAAACTAGCAAAACAATATGATTTATCTTTACAAGAAGTAGCTGAAAAGGCAGGAATGGGAAAAAACAACATATATAGGTGGAATAGAGTAACACCAAGTACTGAAAGTCTTCAACAAGTAGCAGCAATATTAAATACATCAATGTCGTATTTACTTGGTGAAACTGATGACTCAAGTTCACCGGATACTTCTAAAAAAACTGTAGATGTAGATGATGACCAAGTTATAATGACTTTCGATGGTAAACCAATTCCTGAAGAAGACATGGAAATAATCAAACGTTTACTACGAGGAAAGGAATAAGACTGTGTATGCATCAAATTATTAATGACCTTTTAAATTATGGGTTAGAGCATGGTATTACAATGATTGCCACAAATCAGTTATCTCCATATACTCCATCAGGTACAGATACTGAAACTAAACGTATTGTCTTCAACATGAATTGGCATGATAAAAAACAGCTTCCTTTACAGCTTGCTCATGAACTACAACATATTATGAACGGTGATAATTCTAGCGAGCCCTTGTATTTCACTCCAACACGAAACAAAATTGAGCACCAAGCTAATATTGGCGCAATTAAAATGCTCCTACCCTATTACCTTGAAGACAAGCAACCAGAGGATATAAACGTCTATGATTTCATGGATCAATTTTCTATACCAAGTTATCTAGATGTAGACATAATGAACATAATAAAAGCCCCCAGTAACTAGCTGGAGGCAATAATTAAATATAGAGAGGTACTACCTTTAGTCGTACCCTTTTTGTATGGGGTTAATAATAGTAAGGGCATCTCGTATACGCCAAAATGGTGTACATAAAAATATAACGTCGCAAAACGCGACACCATCTGGCAACTCAAAGGGTACATACTTTAGATGTATCCTTTTAAATTCTATAAATTACATATCTGCTTTTCTTGATGCACCTGTATTAGCATCTTCATCTTTTTTATAAGTAGCCCCTGTAGTTGAATCTGGATCATCTACTAATTTTTGACCTGTAGTTTCACAGAAATATTTTACAAATGGGTATACGTCTTGTACCCATTCATAGATACCCATATACTCACCGTTCTCATTTTCTACACGTTTATAGTCATGCAGAATTAATTTGTGTCGATTACCATTAGGTACAGGTAACTTGACTTCATCATGGCCATCAACTTTATTTCTTAAGGCATAAACTACCTTCTTAGCTTCTGGAATAACATCTCGTACATCAGGATGAACTGCCTTCATAGTATCTCCCACCTGATCTGGAGTTCTACCGGCAAGCATTTTTTTATGGGTATCTTCCGGTCTGTTATACCAAAGAAATTGATTGTTATCATCAACGAAAGTTAATTCGCCAAATGTTCTTTTAAACATCCGATTCAACTGATTAACTGTCAAAAGTCCAGCATCCAATTTTACATAATTGTCACCACTTACCGCATTAACCTTTTTTGCTGCTTTATCTAGCCACTCTGGATCATCCTTATCAATACCTTCAACAGTATATTTAGAATTACCATTAGCTTCAAAATTTTCTTTCAAATAATCTTCTTCAGATATATCTTTTAACCATTTAGGTTCAGCCATATTAAATACCCCCTACATACTAGTTATAATTACATAATAATAATAACAGTAATATTCCTTTTTATCCCTTATCTGCTATCACACACCTGTATTATTATTCAGTTTTCTCCCTAGCAAAAGCTAAAAAACTTT